CGCGGTGACGCGCCAAAAAGTTGGCGTAGAGCAGGCCTTATTTGTCAACGGTGTCAAAGACCCTACCACAACCGCGTTTGCAGGTGCCACGTTTAACACAGTAAATATTGGCGTGGTTGGCGCAGGTGCTAATCAAGCACAATTTCTAGTCGGCTTGTGGGGCAGGGCGTTAAGCGACACTGAAATATGGGAGCTATCACAAGACCCATACCAGATATTTCATCGTCCGAATCGCAGAATATGGGTTGATGTTCCTAGTGGTGGGGGTGGATATACTATGCCTGCTGCATTAGGCGCCTATTCACTTGCAGGTAATGCTGCAGGACTAAAAGCCGATCGTAAAATTTTAGCAGCTCAAAGTAGTTTTGCATTAACAGGTAATGCTGCAGGACTAAAAGCCGATCGTAAAATTTTAGCAGCTCAAAGTAGTTTTGCATTAACAGGTAATGCTGCAGGACTAAAAGCTGATCGTAAAATTTTAGCAGCTCAAAGTAGTTTTGCATTAACAGGCAACACGACGTTATTTAAAGCCTCGAGAGCAATGCTTGCTGCTCAAAGTAGTTTTGCATTAACAGGTAACGTTGCTTTATTCAATGCTTCGAGAAAGTTAACCGCGTCACTAGGTAGTTTTGCATTAACAGGTAACGATGTTGCGCTGACTTATTATGGGTCAAATAAAGTTTTAAACGCAGCCACAGGGGTTTTTACTTTAACTGCAAATAATGCAGTATTGGCTGCGAATAGGAAATTAGTAGCCCAAAGTAGTTCGTTTTCATTAAGCCCAAATTCGGCAATTTTGAAGGTTACCAGGAAGTTGGCTGCATCTGTTGCAACGTACTCTTTTACAGGTAATTCTGTCGGGTTTACATATGGTTCAGGCCAACTCAGATTGACGGCTAGTGCTGGCGTATTTACTTTGACCGGCGTGCCTGTAGTATTTACCTCTGGTAGTTACACAAGGGCTCCTGGAGGTGGGGGTTACTCTCCAAAAAGAATTAACATACAAGTTAGACCTGAGGCAAAACAAAACAACAATCGATAAACAAAATTACGGCTAAAAAATGACAACAAAACTCATTACCCCACCATCAGCTTTAGCCGTATCTCTAAGTACAGTCAAAGAAAACTTAAGAGTATATACATCTGACGATGATTCGTTGATTACTTTGTGGATTGAAGGTGTAACATCACACGCTGAACATTATCTTGGACGATCTTTAATTAGTCAGACATGGCAAGAAACTCTAGACAGTTTTCCAGATGCTATCAAACTAACAAACGTACCGGTCGCGTCAGTATCATTTGTTAAATACTATGATTTAGACAACGTTATTCAGACTTTAGATCCATCAGACTACGTATTGGACAATGTGAGCGAACCTGGCTACATTGTCCCTTCGATAAGTGTGTCTTGGCCTGAAACATATGATAAAATTAATGCGGTACAAGTACAATACGTTGCCGGATACGGGGCAACTAGTGCTAATGTTCCAAAGCAAATTCAGTTGTATTTGTTGGCCAAATTGACCGAACAATTTGACCCAAATGTTAGAGCGGAAAAAGATACTGTCCAAAGTTCATACATTGATAGATTGCTTGACAGATTTAAGGTGTACGGATAATGGGAGCAATAGCTTACTCGATGAATCGTCGAATTACGATTGAATATAAAGTCGTAACTCAGAACAGTGATTACGGTACGGAGTCCATAACGTGGACCACTTTATTTTCACGCGTAGGTGCCAATATTCAAGAAGTTTTACCTAGTAGGTCTGAATCTTTGAAACAAGGTTTACGTCTAGATTCAAATCAAATTCGTGTTAGACTTAGACGGTTATCAGGAATAACCTCAGACATGAGGGTGATTGTACACGATGCTTCAGACAAGACTTACCAGATTATCGGTGGACCATCGGAATTAGATGGCCGACGAGTGATCGAATTGGTGTGTGAGAAGTATACTACTACAGGCCAACCGTGACCGTTAAGAATATAACAGGCTTAAAAGAATTGCAGGCAATGTTAAACTCATTGCCTGCCAAACTTGAAGGCAACATTATGAGGACCGCGCTACGGGCAGGAGCTAAAGTTATACTTGAAGAAGCAAAACTCAATGTTCCAATTAGACATGGTGATTTAAGAGACAGTATTAGAATCTCGACTAGAATTAAAAAAGGCAGGGTGACCGCGTCCGTTAAAGCAGGTAATAAAAAAGCCTGGTATTGGCGATTTGTTGAATATGGTACTGCTGAACATGCTATCTCTGCTAAAGATAAAGGTGTTCTGTCATTCGGTGGATTTTTTGGTAAGTCAGTATTGCACCCGGGAGCAAAAGAAAAACCATTCATGAGACCCGCGTTAGATGTAAAATCTTCTGAGGCAATTGTTGCTGTTGGTGAAGCTATAAAAAAACGACTCACTAAACAAGGCTTAGACGCTACAGACATATTTATAGAGGTTGAAGAATGAGCTCCGTAAAAGTTATCAGAGCATTGCTGGTTGCTAATTCGAATTTAGTTGCTGTAGTACCTTCAACTCGAATAATTGCAGGGGTGTTACCTCAATCGACCGTCGTTCCTGCCTTGTGTGTTACTGAAATAAGCACGTTAGAACTGCCAAATATTGATGCTCAAGCGACCAAATCTCTTGTTTCTGCTAGAGTTCAAGTAACAATTTTTTCATCAAATTACGCGACTCAAAAACAAGTTTTAGACCTGGTGAGAAAGGCATGCAATTATGAACGTGGTAATATTGCATCTACAGAAGTAGTATCTGTGCAAAGATTACATAATGGTCCAGATTTTAATGATTTGGAAACAGGACTTTTTATGCAGTCGATAGATTTTAAAGTAATATTCAATGAAGACAATTAACGTATTACAATTTCATACATTAAATTTTTAACCTGCCCTAAAGGGTTTTTAATAACGAGGAAATATTATGCCTACAGCAGCCGGACTATTTAAGCAAGTAGCTTATAAAGAAGAAGTGACTTACGGTACAGTTCCGTCGGCTGCTTCAGCACAATTACTTCGAAGAGTTAAATCTTCTCTCGATATGACTAAGGATGTTTACGAATCAAATGAGATTCGTGCAGACTTTCAAGTAGCAGATATGAGGCATGGAGTACGTCGAGTTGGTGGATCTATTGACGGTGAATTGTCTCCAGGTACATACAAAGACTTTTTTGCTGCTTCACTGAAAAAAGCTTTTGCTGCAATCGCCCCATCCACCTCTGTCAGTTTGACAATCGCAGGCACTTCACCGACGTTTACGGTAACTCGCGCTGCCGGTTCTTTTTTGACTGACGGATATAAAATTGGCCATGTTATTCGCTTAAGTGTTGGTTCACTGAATGCTGCGAATATTAATAAAAATCTAATGATTACAGCTTTAACTGCAACAGTTGCAACGGTCCTCGTACTTAATGGAGTTGCGATGGTTGCTGAAGGTCCTATTACTGGTTGTACAGTAACTGCCGCCGGAAAAAACACGTGGGTACCGTCCACATCCCACACAAATAAATCTTTTTCGATTGAGCATTTTTTCAGTGACCTGACTCAATCTGAAGTTTTTAGTGGATGTAAAGTTGCAAAGATAGGTTTGTCTTTGCCCCCTACAGGTATGGCTACGTGTAACATTGAATTTAAAGGGCAAAGTATTACAACAGCTTCAGCTCAATATTTTACTTCACCCACAGCAGCAACTACAACAGGTAATCTTGCTTCTGTGAATGGGGTTCTACGTGTAAATGCAACGAGCGTTGCAAATGTTACCGGCCTATCGATGGATATTATGAGTGATCAAACAGGAGATGCAACTGTTGGTAGTAACGTGATTACTGCTCAATATCCCGGCCGAGTAAAAGTTTCAGGTCAATTTACAGCGTATTTTGATTCTGTTACATTGCGTGATGCATTCATTAATGAAACCGAGATTGATTTGTATGCAGCTTTCACTGCTAACAATACTGCTACATCAGACTTTGTTGCTATCGGTTTGCCACGTATTAAATTAGGTAGTTCAAATGTAGATGATGGTGAAGGGGGATTAATCCGTACATACTCATACACGGCGTTATTGAATACTGCAGGCGGTTCAGGTATTGCAACAGAAGCAACAACAATTCAAATACAAGATTCGGCTGCTTAATTGCCTACTTGTAATAAACCCGGCGCAAGCCATAACCAGCACCGGCCAACCTATTGTCTCCTTTCGTGAGGAGCGGTAGGTTGGTACGGGCATTTTTAACTCACGAAAGTAAAAAATGAATAGTACACCTAGCAATTTATTATCTTCTTTGCTCGCAAATCTAGATCTTGAAGATTACGAAGACGTTAGCACAGGTACGCTAACAGTTCTGAATCCGGAAACTCAAGCCCCGACTACATCAAAAATCACACTTGCTAGTCGTGAACATCAGTCTCGCAAACAGATTGACTTGGCTCGTACTCGTAAACTACGCAACTCTTTTAACCAGACTGGCAAAGTGCCTGTTTCTGACCCAGTTGAAGATTACGAAGACGAAACAGATTACTTGGTTGCTTCAACGTTAGGTTGGAATTTGATTAAAGGTGGTCAACCTTTAGAATTTTCTCCTGCTGTTGCAAGACAGTTATACACTGACCCGAAGAAACATTGGCTACGTGCTCAAGTTGTTGCTGCATTGAATAAAGACTCGCTTTTTATCAAGGACTCCGGGAAGAACTAATCGCCTGCTGCCGTTCTGAGTTTGAGTTATCAGAACGGCAGGGTGATGGGGCGAGTCTGCGTACACACCTACAACGATTAGCCAAAAATACCGGCAAGATTGACGAGAGGTTGAACATCACATGGCCAAAACATGGAGGTGTGATTTGGGAGATCTTTAATCAACTTGGACGATCAGTAGCTATGGGTGGAGTGAGTCCTATTAGTGCCCAAGAAATAATATCTTATCAATCTTTAAGAAATATTCGTTTCACTGCGTTTGAACTTGATATGATCGAAGAATTTGATCGTATTGCGATTGAGTATTCAAACAAAAAATAGAGGTGTATATGATAGCAGGCTCACTTGAAATCCAACTTTTAGCAGATATTGCCAGACTCCAGCAAGATATGGATAAAGCATCAAGTGTAGTTGGTGGTGCTATGGGTAAAATATCTTCAAGTGTATCTACTGCTACAAAACTTTTGGGTGGTTTAGCCGCAGGCCTATCTGTGGCTGCTTTTTCTAGCTGGATTCGTGGTGCAATTGATGCTGCGGATGCTGCGAGTAAATTATCTGCTAAGACTGGTGTTGCAGTCAAAGACCTAGCCGGATTACAGCTCGCGTATAGTTTAGGGGGGGCTGAGGGTGATGCTTTCGCTAAATCAATGACCAAACTGTCCGTCGCGATGGTTGAAGGTAATAAAGGTTTGGCCCAATTGGGCATTAAAACCAAAACAGTTAGTGGTGAATTCCTAAGTACGAAAGACGTCCTTTATTCTGTTGCAGATTTGTTTTCAAACTTAGAAGATGGTGCGTTTAAGACAGCAAAGGCCGTTGAAATTTTTGGTAAATCAGGCGCTGATTTAATTCCTCTTTTGAATGGTGGATCTGCTGCATTTAAAGAAATGGATGCAATGGCCCAAAAGTTAGGGTTAACAATCTCAGAATCCACTGCAAAAAGAGCTGAAGAATTCAACGATACCTTAGAGTTAGTTCGTTTGGGTAGTCAAGGTGTGGCTAGGGGGATTGCTGCTGAATTACTACCTACACTAACTAACCTAGCTACTTCATTTTTAGGTTCTATGACCGAGGGTGACAAGCTAAAAAATACAGCTGATTTTTTAGCTAATGGGTTAAAAATTCTCTATAGTGTGGCTGTTGGTGTTGTAGAAATATTTAGTACGTTAGGGAAAACAATCGGGGCGACTGCTGCGGCCATTGTTGCTACTTTGAGTGGTGATTTTAAATTGGCAGCAAGTATTGCCCGTGAAGCATCAAAAGATATAGGTAATGGTTGGTTAGATAGTGCAAAAGCAATTTCGACTGCTTGGGAAGGTTCAGCCAACGTAGTCGTGTTAGCCCAAGCAAAATTAATGAAATCTACAAAATTTGTTACGGAAGATATGGTGGCTGCTGTTAAGGCTGTGTCCCAGGTCAAGGATGAATTTGAGAAATTGTATGCAAAAATTCAAGGCAAAGATCAGGGGGTCGATTCTGATTATGAAAAAAATCTAACAATACTAAATCGAGCGTATGAAGAAGATATACTCACTCTAGACGAGTATATGAAATTAGTGCTCAAATACAATAGTCAACAAAAAGTTAATATTGATCTTGCAAAAAAAGAAGCAGACGAGATTGAAGCATTAAAAAACGCTATCGATAAGCAAAATGATTCGGCAAAATCAATGTTGGCTACGATCCAATTTGAGACAAAATTACTCGGATTGAATTCTATTCAGCGTGCAGAAGCTAACGCTTTACGTCAACTTGAAAGTGCAGGGGTCGTCGAAGGTACCGAGGCGTATATTAATTACGCAGAAGCTATAAAGGAAGCATCGATCGGTAAAGTAATAGTCGAAGAGCAAATAAAGGCCAATTCAGACCAACTTGCAGATACTAAAAAGATGTGGGAGTCTGTTGATAAGACTGCCCATGACGTTTTTGTCTCAATTTTTAATGGAGGTAAAAGCGCTTTTGATAGGTTGCGCGATACTTTAAAATCCGGATTGCTCGACATGCTTTATCAAATGACAGTTAAGAAGTGGGTATTAAATATCGCCTCTAATATAACCGGAGGGGGGGGTTCCTTACTACAAGCGGCAGGTTCAAGTTCATCTGGCGGTGGCAGTATGCTGAGTAGCGTCGGTAGCCTTTTAGGTAGTGGTGGTGCTATAGGTAATTTTGCAGGCGGGTTCACATCAGGCCTTTCCTCTTTCGGTAGCCTGGCGGCTACTAGTGGTAACCTGAGCGCGGGTTTTACTGCACTAGGGGCAGGAAATATTTCAGGAGGTCTTGGTTCCTTAGCGGGTACGTTAGGACCATACGCACTTGCAGCAGTAGCCATTTCCCAGATTATTAAAAATACTAAGGGGGAAACTCGTGGTGGTGGGCAGTATGGTTACTCTTTCGACGGTACTGTGCAAAATAACCGTCGTCCGGGTTTAAGTGTAAATGCATCACCTGGTAGTGTTGCATTTTTAGAAGGGCCTAGTGGTGGTGAACTTGGTGGGGACGCAGTCAGAACCGCGATAGCCGCTACAGTACAAGGTATCAATGCAACACTTAAAGCTGTGGGGTCAAGCGCTGCGTTAACTGGTTTTCAAGCAGCGCTTGAAACTAGTGGTAAGGGCCGCGGAGGGGTGTTCGCCGGAGGCATGCTAAATACCGGAGTGGCTTTTGGTGAGTCAGGATCAGGTGATAATTACCGAGGGACTCTATTTGAAAAATCCAGCTCACAAAGTCCAGATGCTAAAACGGCTCTTGCAAACTTTTCGCTTGATCTAAAGCAAGCGACCATTCAGGCATTGCAGGCCGCAGTTGATTTGCCTAAATCAATCTCGGAACAATTGAGAGGGATCAACGCTGAAAGTCTTGCGGATGATGCGACAAACAAATTACTTGGCGCGATCAACTCCCAAATTGTTGCAGTTACTGAATTTAGAGATGCGATCGCCACGTTACCGTTTGTCGGTTTGCGTGATTTGAGTTTTGATACGGCTGACGCTTTGCTTAAATTTACTGGAGGCATTCAAGGTATCAGCTCCCAGTTAGCATCATTCGACAAGAATTTTTATAACGAGGCAGAACGGGCTACAAAGCAAAGTGAAGAAGTAACTAAACAAATGACTAACCTTGGTTTTTCAAGTATTAAAACAAAAGAGGAATTCAGAAGCTTGATTGAAGGAATGAGTGTTACAGACGAGGCGAGTGCTAAAACTTTTGCCAGCCTATTAGCTGTATCTGACGCATTTGCCCAAGTATCAGACCGAGCAAATGACTCTGCTAAAGCTATTGCAGAAGCTCAAGCGCAGGCAGCCGTTGTTGCAGAAGCTCAGGCAGCAAAAGCATCGGCTGACGCTGTAAAAGCATCGGCTGACGCTGCCCAGGCAAATAAAGATGCTTTGATTAAAAACGCAAATGATGCTTTCTCCGCCTTACAACGGTCAGTTGACGCTCAGAAGAAAATTTTACAGGATGCATACAATGATCAATCTAAGTTGTTGCGTAATCAATCGCAGATAGCAACGAGTTCATTGCAAAATATCAAATCCGTATTTACATTGTTAAGTAGTTCTTTATCCTCGTTAGTACCACTGAGCCGCTCAGCAGGTAAAGACATTTTGAATACCGCCCTTTCACTGTCTAATTCTGGGGGTTCATTAAAAGATTTTCCAGGTTTAAGTGATGCATTGCAGGCAGTTGCAAAACCTAGCGAGGATTTATTCGTAAGTTTTGCAGACTGGCAGAAAGATCAAAAACTTACAGCGAACACAGTATCTCAATTAAAAGATAATGCTAGTGCTCAAGTAGGCGTGGCAGAACTAACTTTAAATGCTATTAACGATACTATTAAAGTGCTTGATGAAAATCACGATGTAGATATTTCAAATTTAAATAGGACTATCGAACTTGCTAAATCTCAGATCAATGCAATTAATAAGGTAGATGATTCGGTAGTTAGTATACATACCGCGTTAAGTAACTTAGCAGATGTCATCCTGGGAATTAGGAAGACTGGTCTGTCTACTACTTCAAGTAATGATACTAGCCCAGAAATTCAATCTGCTAAATTAAATGCCGATATTAAAAAGTACGCAAGTAATAGTGCAAAGGATAGTTATTATTTTATTCCTGGGGTAAATGATTTTAATGCCAAAATGCAAAATGCTAAAAACCTATCTAAGCAGTTAGGTTCTTTTGATCCTGCTAAATTTGGAACAGCCGAATTAGCGCTGTTGAATACTACAGGTCGTGATGTAAAGTACTGGAAAGATGTGCAAAATCAGTTTGATGCAGGTTTAGGTCCTCGTGCAAGTTTTGCAGTTGGAACAAATTTTGTGCGTAGAGACATGGACGCTAGGATTCATGCTGGTGAGAGAATCATGCCTGCAGCGGATAACAGAGAATTAATGCAAAGACTTAGAGATCCATCTAAAGGAGAACTGCTTGAAGAACTTCGGGCTACTCGTGAAGATAATCGACAAATGCGTATGATGATGGAGTCTCATCTTTATGCAATAGCGAAAGGGGTTAAAATGACTTCAGAATCACTAGATGATGTTATTGTTGGTGGACGTTCAATTAAAACAACGGCGGCTTAAATGGTAATAATTGACCCTATTGCAATTACCGACCTAGTACTGACTAGCACGAATGTTGCGGAGACTGATTATGCTGCTTACAACAGCGGTACATCTTATGCCTTAGGTGACAAAGTCATTTTGACTACTGCGACCTCTACGGTCACATTTTCTATCGCTTCACCGTGCGTAGTTACATGGGCAGCTAACGGTTTAGCTGATAGGACTCCAATCTATTTTACGTCTAGTGGTAATCTGCCATCAGGCATCGTATCAGGTACCCAGTACTATGTTGTTGCTGTTGATACAGACACTTTCCAATTAAGTACAACACTTGGGGGTGCGTCTTTAACTACAAGCGGGAGTCAAAGCGGTACTCATACTGCCGTTGCTCAAATTCATAAAATATTCGAATCCCTTCAAGCCGCAAACACGGCCCATTATCCTTCTGCTGCGGCCAGCTCAACTTGGTGGCAAGATAATGGATCAACCAACGCTAGAAAAATGTTTGATACTGCCAGTAGTACTCAAACAGCTAATAGTTCTAGTATTGTGGTTACACTTGATCCGGTTGTAATTGTAAATGCAATTTATCTCGGTGGGGTTGAGGCGGATTCAGTGACTGTAACTGTAACCGATGATATTGAGGGGGTTGTCTATACTGTGACTCAATCGATGGTTATGTCGAATTCAAACAGTAGTTTTTGGAATTGGTATTTCAAAAGACTTAAGTATAAAATGGTATTTGTATCGACTCAGTTGCCAAGTTATATCAACGCAACAATTACGGTTACAATCACTAAAACAGGCGGTGTTGCAAAATGTGGTATGATTGCTTTAGGAACCATAGAAGAGGTAGGCCTTAGCCAGTACGGGGTTGGTTTAGACATAAAAGATTATTCTACAACCCAATTTAATTTTGATGGTTCTAGTACTACTACTGAACGAGGTTTTGTGAAACGCATGTCAGTGGATGTTGTTTTAAATAACGATGTCATCGATTCTGTTTATAATACCCTTGTTCAATTTCGACAAAAGAACGTAGTGTGGGTTGGAAGTGAACTGTACGAGGGCACCATTGTTTACGGAAAATTCTCAAGTTTTAAAAATGTCATTCCAGACCCGTCTTGTTCTAAAATGGCTCTACAAATTGATGGAGTAATTTAATGGCCCTAACACCACCGACCACAGCTCCTTTAAGGACAATGAGTCAAACGGATTTTGATGCTGCTGTAGCTGCTCGAATTGCGTGGGACACAACTAACGTTAGTGAACTTACCGCATTTCAAGCAGCACTTACATCAATTGCAGCCGGTACCGCATTTGCAATTCCTTACACGTTCAGCACGACGACAACTGACAGCGATCCAGGTGCGGGATTTTTAAGACTTAGTAGTGCAACACAAAATGCCTCAACGGTTATTCGAGCAGATTTAGCAGGAGCTGACGGTTCAACATGGACGTCTGTAATAGACACATTTGACGACTCGACAAGTGCGATTAAAGGACAAATACTGCTAGTCAAATTAGGTGATGCTACAAAGTGGCTCGCGTTCAACGTGACAGCACTTGCATCACCATCCGGCTATAAAAATCTTACTGTTACTAACGTTGCGTCTAGCGCGGCAAGCCCATTTGCTAATAACGATTCCCTAGTGATGAAATTCACTCGGAACGGGGATAAGGGTGATACAGGTCCGACAGGCACAGCATTCAAGCCTGTTATGGTGGCAAATAAATATTACGGTTATCCATTTATTGAAGCATCATTTGCAGGAACAGAAGTTGCTGACCGAATGTATGCTGTGCCTATTTATATCCCTAATGCTTGCACTATAACCAAAATTGGCATAGAGCAAACTACTGGTGTTGCAGGTAATTGCAGATTGGGCATTTATAATATGGGTAGTGACGCACTACCCTCAACCTTACTTTTAGACGCGGGGGTTGTTACTACTACTGCTACTGCAGAAAAAGAAATTACAATATCCCAAAGTATGAGCCAGGGCTGGTATTTTCTAGTTGCTCTATTTGATGCGGGGGGTGCATCAGCCACTACGCGACGGATTAGTACATGCTCCAACGGTGGATTTATATTTGGCGGGGATTCGGCCGCCGGAACTGTTACAGCTAATGCCCCATACGTTGCACAAACTTATGGGGCATTGCCGGGTACTTTTGGGACACCAACTCTTGCCAACATAGCGGCTGCGCACCCGCTATTATGGGTAAGAATATAACTATGGGAAAATATCAATTATTTGACGGTGCGGGTAACGTTATTCAGTCTATCGACTATGGTGATCCCATAGTCGATATAGCTCTTGAAAAATCTAAAAAGAATGCGCAGATTGATTTGTGGAGGGTTGCTGCAAACTCATCCACGTTTACGCACGCGGGAAAAATATTTTCATGTTCTGATTTATCAAAATGGGATATCAACCTAGTTGCAGGAAGTATTGCATTAACTAGTGATTTTCCTGCTGACTTTCCGATGCAATGGAAGGCTACAGACAAAACGTACTTACAACTCGCTAATGTGGATGCATTCAAAGCATTTTATGCTTCAATGGTTGCACAAGGTACAGCTAACTTTATTCGCTCAGAACAACTCAAAGCAGAACTCACAGTAGCATCGACCCCTAATGAAATTGACGCAATAACCTGGTAAAACTATGGATATAGCCACTGTCAGATTCACTACAAAATGGCCCCCTAATCCAACAAGCCCTATCATTGCGAGGCTTGGTGGTTCAAAAGTCTTCTCTCATTGTATGACCATCATTGACGGGGTGGCCACAGAAGCAACAATGATTCATGGTTGCCGGAACGTACCTGTTGATATAGCAATGCAAGGTGTAGCAAAATATCAGGACATGTACGTACCTATACCTAATAAGGCGGGCGCAATAGCCTTTGGTGAAGATCAAGAAGGTAAGGATTACGATTTTGCAGGAGCATTCGGCCTACCATTTTTAGCGTCGGACAATTGGGACGACTGGAATAAATGGTGGTGTTCTGAGATTACGTTTATGCAATTGGCCATGGGTGGTACATGGATATTAGATCCGATTGTGTGTACTCGTGTTGCGCCGATCCATATATTGATGTGTAATTATCCAAAATCAGAAATAATAACAGTAAGTAGTTGAAGGGACGCGACTACGCACTGTTCATAGGAGGTATCTGCCCGGATAAATAATTTTTTCAGAGTGTGATACTATATACTAAATAGTAATTAGTTTTGTTAATATAAAAATACTATGAAAAACGCCGATAACCTTGATAGCAAAAAAATCAACCATCGCATCGGGGCCTTTATGCATAAAGTACTTACCGTGGTAGGGGAGAAATTCCTGCAAATAATTGCTACATTACTAGCTTCAGCTATTGTTGCTGGTGTCTCTATCATGTGGAGGCTATCAAGCATGGTAGAAAATCATGAAGTCAGGCTCCAGTCAATTGAAGCAAAGTATGTTTCAATTGATAAAATGAAAAATATGGAGTTGATTGCTGTCGGTGCAAAAGACGCCGTCGTCGAACTCAAACATGTAATTGAAAAATTTAGTGATAAATTAGACCGAGTAGTAGAACGTGCATCGGATAAAAAATGATCTATTCAGCCTCATTTTCTTCTTGCTTTGAAGCGCTTATCGGTAACGAAGGCGGTTATGTTAATAATCCAAATGATCCTGGTGGTGAAACCAGCTGGGGTATCTCCAAGCGGGCCTATCCCCATTTGAATATTCGATCGCTGACTAAAGATGGTGCAATGGATATTTACTATCGAGATTTTTGGTTAGTTGCCCATTGCGAGAATTTCCATCATGCTCTTGCGTTTGAAGTATTTGACGCGGCTGTCAATCATGGAATAACTAAAAGCATCATGTTGTTACAACAGGCTGCTGGGGTTGCTGATGATGGCCACTTCGGGCCAATTACCAGAAAAGCCGTAGATGCTACACCTCTCAATGATTTGTTGCTTCGTTTTCAAGCGTATAGATTGAAGTTCTATATTAAGCTGTCGAAATGGGATAGCTTTGGGCGCGGCTGGGTTGACCGTGTTGCAAACAATCTGATTAGAGATAGTAATACTAACTAGGGGATTAAAATGGACATTATTGGAATAGGTTCTGTTTTGGATTTTGGTTCTAAAATCATTGAGCGTATTTGGCCTGATCCTGCACAACGAGATGCTGCAAAGCTTGAACTCTTCAAAGCTCAACAAGCAGGTGAATTCAAGGAAATAGAGCAAGCCTTTGAAATTGCTAAAAGTCAGATTGGTGTTAATGCTGTTGAGGCTGCAAATCCGAATCCATTTGTATCTGGATGGAGACCGTTCATTGGCTGGATTTGCGGTATTGCATTGTTGTATGTGTCCCTTGTTGAACCTACTGCACGGTTTATAGCGACAGTGGTTTATGGTTATAAAGGTGCTTTTCCAGTCATTGATACAACCATCACCTTTCAACTTTTAGCTGGCTTGCTAGGCTTAGGTGCTATGCGCACTGCTGAAAAGTTTAAAGGTGTGGCCAAATGATGAATTTATTTCTATTGCTGGTATTTGTAATAGGCCTCGTTATATTCTTCGATCCCGAGGCCTCATTCGCCAAATGTTTCCGCGGCCTATTTCTTATGGCCGCTTCAGCCTTAATATTCATACTCACAGGAGTATTCAGTCTTGTACATGACTTGTTCTAGATCTACCTATTCCTTTCAGTTCTTGAAGTTCTCCATACAATCTACTTACTTCATTAGCGAGTAACACCCTATCCGGGTGTGTTACTTCTTGCCTAAAGTCAGTCATCTTTAACAACAATTCTCGTATTTGGTTGTTCATATTGCACCCCATGATAATATTTCTTTAATGTCTGTGCCTAAACGTTCGTTTACCTTAAGTATCATTTTTGAGTTTATTGCCTCCTTACCTGCACGCATTCTTGATATTGACGGTTGACATACTTCAAGTTCTATAGAGAGTGCAAAATCATTTGTAAGTCCGAATTTTTCCAGTAGAATATTAAAAAACCTATTTGGAGTAGGTGTTTTATCTACTGGAAATAAAATTAAGCCTCGACAATTTTTCATTTGTATTTAGATCCTGGTGAATAAGTCACTTCATAGAGTTTAATCTTATAGATTAAAAATTTTGCTGCCCGCTATTTTTAAAATAATAGTGTTTCAAAAGTTTCGTGTAGCCCAACCTTAATCACTTCAACTTTATTTGGATCATAACTGACTTGTGCAAGTGCTTCACTCACGCTATTGGCATGTTCCAGTCCGTCCCATTGCATGGCGATCGAGATATATTCGGACAAATCGGTTTTGTTCTCCAAATACTCATGCGCTACAGATTCTATGAATTTTGGGTTATCCGCAAGCTTGATAAATTCGTTGTAAATCGTCCCACGAGTAGCCCCATTGTCTAATTGCCCTGACCACCACTGCAATCCCCCCTCTTCACCTTCGCGACCTAACACAGATTTATATACATCTTTTATAAAATCGAAATTTGACTTGCTGCCATACCTATGCTGCCCCTCTGCTGAGTTGATTAAGGCATCGGAAATTGAAACTTTATCTCCACCTTTAGCTACTTGATCAGACCACCATTTCATCCCACCTACTTCTGCTGGTCGCTTTAGTATACAGGCATATTGCTGGGCCACAATCTCCTTTGCGTTCGTGTACTCGAAGTCCATGCCCATAAATCCGGTAGCAACCGTAGCGGAGATTAAATCCTTGCCGAAGGGCTGGTTATTCGCGTTTATACCTGGTATTTCGGAAAATGGGATTTTCCCATATCCATTAGTTCCCCACCCAGTCCACGAATTCAAAACGTTATAACTTTGTGTTGACTGGTCAACACCGGTTATTACGTACGCATGTGGACCAACCATCGGCGAGCTAATACTACTGCCATTACCGAACTGGTCATGCACCCACGCTGTGATAACAACGGGCTTGCCTTGCGATAAATATTCAGTTATCTCAGATGCAAAACCACCGGAATGCTGGTACATATTAAGCCATTTATATCCACCCACTTTCTGAGTTGATGCTAGTTCGTGTACATCTTCGCTTGGCTTTGTGTATAGATTGTGAGAACCGTACGTAAATGCAGATTCTGGCGCAACACCTATTGTTTTAGCTGCAAACCAAGCTACATCTATATTTGAGCCACAGTCAACTGTGAATTTATTCATCAAAATACGCGTATCGTTATACAGTTGCTGCTCAGACAGCGGTGCAACGGGTTTGCCAGCTATGCGAGCTTGCATTTCTAATGTCCGTGAAATTGCATATGCAAGACACGAGTTTTGATTACCTTGTTCTTCAGCCTTCAGCATAAAGCCAGATAAATCTACTGTAGTCATGATTTACTCCCTTGTTTGTGAGCCTCGTATGCGTTTAAAAAACTTCTCATGGCTCTAATTGAAACAATGTGTCCAATTGACGATTCCCATAAGTTTGCAATCTCCTCGTCGCTCAACTCTGGCGCTGCTTGCTCTGCTTTGACTGCTGCAATAGCTGCAATAGCGTATTCCTGCATTTGCCCGCTTGTGAATAAGTCATCTGGAACAGCTTCCATAACTTTGTCTGCGCCATCTTGCCAACCATACTCAGCAGCTTCGTAGCGGTCATGAATACCCCTATCTTCAACACCGCATCCAAGAGCTTGGCAATGTAACTCAGGCCAAATTAGCTCTATTGGCTCTGGCAGCGGCGGTAGATTTATTTGTGTTGTATCAGTCATTTAGATTCCCTCTTGTTAATTACCCACTCTTGCCCTGAGATGTTCATCAATGAGCGCGGTTCGACTATGCAAATAAATTCCATAATTTCCGCACCGTAACCCAGTTTCCATGCTGTTTTCAGTGCCTGGAACTTTGAATATCGTTTCTTTAGGCGCTGACACTTAACTGCATGTGGATCATAGTCAGGTGGGTAGACAATGAACCGCTTGCGCCTATGTGTCATCACTTCCTCTACCCATTGCTCACGAGTTTTATTGCTGCCCCTAATTTTGTTAAAATTCTGCGAAATTCTTTTTCTTGTGCAGCCTCAGCAGCAGCCCCAGCAGCCCTAGCAGCAGCCTCAGTAGCCCTATAAGCAGCCCAAACAGCAGCCGCAGCAGCAGCCTCAGCAGCCTCAGCAGCAGCCCAAGCAGCAACCCAAGCAGCAGCAGCCGCAGCAGCAGCCTCAGCAGCCCCAGCAGCAGCCCCATAAGCAGACCCAGCAGACCTAGCAGCAGCCGCCGCCGCAGCAGCCCTAGCAGCATCCAGTTCAATCTTAGTCGCTTCACCATTTGCAAATCTTTCAGCAACTTTTAAAGCATCTTTGCTACGCTGATCTGTCATTAGATGCTCTACTTGCCTTGCACAGAAAACAGCAAATAATCTGATCTCTTTATCGTAACCATTTACTGCGCGTAAGCACCAAAGTGCATCGTCTAGTCCGTTACTATCCAACACCTGTAAAATCGATAGGGGCTCATCGTCAGGATTTGATTTATTTAACGTTTTTAATAACTTCGCCCAACCATCGGCGCATGGTTGAAATTCTCTAATTTTATTCAATGTTGTTTTCATGTTGGCTCCTTTGGTAGTGGCATAAGCATAAAGTGCGTAATTAATTCACCGTACGCCCAATCCCAAGCCGTCCCGATTGTGTTATGGATAACACCATCGATTGATGGGGCAACCTGCCCTTTATTATTCATTACTAGATACACCACTGGCATTGGCCTAGTCGCGGCCTCAATCGGTTGCCACGTTGTCGCATCCTTCTTCCCTTGCTCGTATGCTTCAGCAAGTCGTGCGTCTATGTGCTCAATCAGCGCATTGAATGGCTTTGCTGCGTCTACCGGCCACCATCTATAACACTGGCAAAGGTTGTAAAACTCTTCACTCTCAATCGTTAGATTTTTCATATTCTCCCGTTCGCATCCTGATTTTTTGCAGTCACCGCCGCAACTAGAGCATTGAGACATTTATTCCTCGTCTACTCGATCAGGGTTGCAAGTATTTGCACACGATTTGATCCATTCAATCGCATCGCCAACAGTACTAACGAAAGACGCTAGTACGTCACAACCCCCACTAGCCAACCAAAATTTCCCATCAGGCGATCTGTACCCTGTTTCGATATCGCGCCAGCCGAATCCAGTCAAACGGTCTAAAACCGTGATACTTCCTAGATTTGAATTAAATGCTTGTAGCTGACTATAGTCTCCCATGTCAGTAACGGTGTGAAATAGCTCACTAGAGAATGGCGATGATTCGTCAACTCCTTTCCAAACCTCTTTACCATGTTCATTTATGTACATTTCCATTTTTATTCCTCTACTAAGATCATTTGAACTTCACCACATGAGATTTCGTCGTTTTTCCAAAACTCTTCTGTAATGCTTTTTGAAAAAATTGGTGTTTTCATAACATAATCTCCCTAGCAGTTGCAAATGTGATTCCTGCAATATAGGCCTCAAATGAAGTTTGTACGACCACATAAGTATAAGCCCCATCAACACAACCGAATGGGGATATACCATATTTTTCTGAATACCACTTTTCAAAAGCCATTCGATTGTTATCCCGGCATACCGGTACGGGCACAGGCATCTTTTTAATATCTTCATCTAGTTGCTTGTAAAGATTTTCCTTAACCCCCTTATCTTTTCTGATTGAGTCCATCATCTTTTCGGCTATCTTTTCAAGTTGAAAATAAGCATTCGAATTATTCATAATCTAATCCCTTAACTTTGAAGCATAATTTATCGAGTTTTTCAGTGTTTACTTTATGCTTGGCCTGCATTTGTTTTTCAATCTCTTTGCACATCCTTCTAAACTCTTTCTCTTCTTCCAAATCTTTATACTTTTGAGCTAGTGCGGTGGCCTTTAATTTTTTGTAGAACCATAATTTCAAACTAGGTAAAATAGGCGCAAATAATTCGTCAACTAAAGTTTTAGCGGTCATGATTATCCCCAAAATAAAGAAATAAGTACACAAACAACAGTGATTACAAAAACACAACTGGCAAAATCAGTAAGACTTCCCATTTCTAGCTCCTTCAATTAATACCCAACCTAGCTGCCTACGGACTTCTTCAATAGTTGGATAAATAGGTTGTTTGGTTCTATCCCTATTCATCCAATGCCTAACTGCCTCTTTGCTTGGTTTTGTTATTTGCATTTCATCCCCTCTTCTTTAGGTTTGAATTTCAGCAACATGATTATATTGTACAACGTATTCAGGTGTTGTACAACACTATTTTTTAAAATAGTTGTCCCTCATTACATCACCGTGAGGGACGTCGGTTGTTGTTTGTCGGGCTACCTTCATTTCTACGTACTGCCTCGATCAATGGCTTTAACGGGCTCGGGTACTAGCCGTCCAATTCCAGTCATGCGACTAACAACAAATTTGAAAACTACGCCCACAATTGCCCGTAGGTCGAGGGTTGCTTTCGCTGGCTCTTTGCAGTTTTCAAATTTGTTACCCCTCTTGCGAAGGGCTTGTACTAACCGAATCGGCCATTCTATTTAGCTTCGGTCGCCGTTTATGGAGTGCTGCCGGGTATTCTTAATTCTATCTGGTTTTATACAGCCATCGTCATTTTGATTGGCTCACCATGAGAGTAGCCTGCTAAGCGTACTGATGTACGCTTAAATGATGTTACGGGGGCACCTAACGCAGACTCAAGCACTAAAGTCGGGGGCTTGTGAATCTCACGTTGTATATACGCCCTTACACCCTCATCATTAGATGTGTATATATGCGCATCGGCTAAAAAGGCAGTTAGCTTTCTAGGTTTTAGCATCAACTCGTTAGCAATTAGAGTTTGCAATAACGCATAGCTAGCAACATCAAAAGGCAAGCCAAGGGCTATATCAACGGACCGCATATAGAAGCACAAATCTAAAAACCCATGAGCAATTGATAGCTGCCACATAACATGGCATGCAGGTAGCGCAACTAATGAGCTATCTTGTGCCTCATCGGGCAACCATGCGGACACTAGCAAACGCCTAGAATTTGGGTTTGCTTTGGCTTCCGCAAGTACAAAAGCCAACTGGTCCAAATCCCCCGGTTGGGATCCACGCCAAACGCGACCATAAATAGGACCAAGATCTGTGTTATTAGGTCTATTTGTTCTTGCATTAAAATCCGCAAGGTTTGCGTCCCAAATATGACAACCTCGTGCGTGGAATTCACGAATATCGTGAATTCCATGTATAAAGCATTCAAGCTCGGCTGCAACAACGTTAAATGCTAATTTACGACCTGTTATAGCGGGGAACCCGTCTCGTAAATCAAAATCAATGACTTCATGATGCACGCTACGTACTTCTCCGGCACGGGACTTTTTTAAAACACCGTTGGAATAAACACGGCTAATTAGGTTGCGATAGTCTTTCATAACTTACCTTAAAATAAATAAATAAAATACATTAAACAATCAGCAATATAATCTGCCAAGACAACCGGGACAAACACAAACGTTATTTGTTTCATCTTGACTTCTATAATAAATCAAAAATGTAATCAGGTTCTAATCCAAGTTCGTCCTGTAGTACCTCTTCTGGATCACAACCATCTGCAACCATATCCCTACACTCTTTTAAAACTTTACGAGCATCATGTAAATCTAAACCGTCACGTTCCATCAATACTTCAATGATTGGTTGTACCATTTAATTCCCCTGGTTTGTTTTCAAGTGTTGTGCAATGATTTCATTGTACATCATATTCAAGTGTTGTACAACACTATTCCCAAATCTTTTAAAATTAATTCAGATTTTGTGACATACCAGGTACGATCTAAATTATCAGGGATTGAATCAGGTAGGTTCATTAACGGGATTGCACCATCAGTCATAGCCACCTTGTTCCCATTCTTTTTGTAGTTTATTGCGCCGGTTTCATTTGTTGCATAATACCAGCGCACTGCCTTACCTAAATATTTATCACCCTTTACCGCACCACCCGTCACTGAACGAACCGATACAAACTGACGAATGTCACTACACATCTTAATAGTCGTGCTGATAGGTATATCTAACTGAAGATAATCAATAACCGCTTGAGTACAAATTTGAGCAGTAGGAGTTTTAGATAATTCTGCATCGGCGTAAGTACCTTTTGATTTATATGAGCTATCGGGTTTAAGGGCTAGGTAGTTGTTAATATCTCGGGAATAAATTGCAGTGTATAGTGTCTCTTCAGTATTAAACCCAGTGGTCTGTTCCCATTGAGCGATAACCTGGTCCAAAAGTGCCTTGTTCTTTACAGGGCAATAAATAACAATGCCGTCTGTATTTGCACTCACGACCCTGATTCCACAAGCTTCAATGGTCTCTATCAACATCAATAAACAAAGTTGCCCTGTAACGGTAGTTTGAATGAGCAGGTTCGGGCCATACAACGCTGACCACCTGGACCCGAACTTACCAAAACTACCATTGATGGTAACCTTAAGAGACTCATTAACGACTTTGTTACCTTCTCGTTTTGCTTTGATCCGTTTATCTACAAGATTTTTATATACAGTCAAAAAATCTTTACCGATATGCTTAGGGTAGAGTTGCTGACTCAAGATGATATTTGGGTAGTAACTAGTCACATCTCTATCAATAACCATATAATCCTGGTCAGAGAGGTAATGTACCTTTTTCTCACAAGAATGAATCCCACCAATGCCCAACTGATACTCACTAGAACCTAATGCAACCTTGAGCTTATTGACTCCTTCAGGTTCCAGTACGTTGCCTTTTTCATCGAGCGTAAATGGTTGTGTAGTGAATACACCTAGTGCTCTTTGAAAATCTGGGTGAGAAAATTTGATAAATGGTGGAGCGACATATTTAAAAGAGAAGTCTTTAGGTAATTCAGGTCTAAAGACTCGCTCGCCTTTTATTGCCTCAATCTGTTTTTTGATTACCGCTTCGGCAATTTGTGCGTCTGACTTTGAGCGCAGGTCAATGCTGTATTCAACTCCCATTTGTTCTCGCAATGCAATCTGACTCTTCAATCGTGTATAAAGATCGATTGTTGTATCTAGGTCGTTAATGCAATAACTTCCCAATAGTTCACGCTCGTCAAAATTAATGAGTGCACTAGGTTCAATAGGTAGATCTTGCATCCGCTTACTATGCAACCTTCCCCCGTAAATCTTTAAACTCGCCTTACCTGGGGCCACATCAATTAAATCAATGTGGTCAATGTATTTACATTTAGGCAGTGAGTAGTTTGATTCGGCATCCCATGCCTTCAGGTCATTGACAATAATGTCGTCAGATAGATCTTTTAGCAGTTGATTATCAAAATTGGCGATTGCACCTTTTAGCAATAGTAAGTCGTAACGCTTACCGTTAAAAGTCACAATAGTATATTTTGACAGTATGGCTTTCAATTGTTCTACGTCAAATTCTGACCAGGTTGAACGCTCGAAGTTCACAACTTTACCGTTCTCAATAGACTTAATCGCAATCAAAAAATAATTGGTATAGCACTCAATATCTAATACACATTTTGGCCGATTAGTCATGCTTGATAAACTCCCATTCACGACCGCTTGCTAGCCATAATTCTTTGCCACTAGCCACATAATCTTCATCAACAACAATTCGTTTTATTCCTGTACACAGCGCTAATTTTGTGCAGCTAATACATGGGGCAGTAGTACAATACATTGTGTCAGCTGCGTCAAAATCTTTAAGTCGGGCAATGGCATTTTGTTCGGCATGCGCAGACATACACAAGTCTAACCATGTTCCTGAAGGTAAATCCGCACCAATGCACGGGCTAATAGTGCAATGGGCTGACCCGGAATAAGATCCGTTGTAACCTGAAGACAGGATATATCCTTTACCTGTAATTACGGCCCCCACTCGCCTACGAGCACAAGTTGCTCTTTTAGCGAACACTCGGGCAACTTCCATATAAGTACAATCTAATGTCGGCCTAGTCATATAGTGTTTACCTTATTTGCACAACTTATTTTGTAAATTAGGTGTATTTTTTAGTTCTAATGCTTGAATACTTTTTTCAATCTTATCGATTCTGTATATTTCATGGACGATAATACTAACAAGCAGTGTTGTTAGTAAAAATAAAAGAACAAATAGAATTGCTTCAAAAAACCATTTCATGTTAACCCCTTAATTTATTTACACCATTTACTTGAGGGATTCAAAATCCTGTATTCAGATTTTGAAATTGATAACTCGCCTGTTTTTACAAAATGGTCAACTAAATAAAACTGACTCGGATAGACGTGCAAGCTGTTTGCGTTCCAGTATAAATTTCCAATTTTGACTTTAGGGAAGTGCTTTGATATTTGAGCTTGTGCGAGTAGATGTACTTTTTCATGCCAAGACCTATCTCCCTGGTAATTTACCGTCGCATCATTACTCCGCAGGTTTACTATATAGTGTAGCCTATTTGACCGAATTAACAGTTGAGTCGAATAAGTACACATAAAGTCCCGTTTACCTCTACTGACACTATCTTTGTGCATAGTTGGGCGTATGTAAATCATGACTGCCTGCCTACTATTACGATTAGCCCTAAGCGATAAAATTGCACGGTCAAACTGATTAAAATTTTCCTTACTGAAAATAGCCCACCCATAATTCGAATTGATGGAGCCATCGTGACCGGCCACCTTGCCCCATATTGCTGGAATAGGTGGAGGTATGTCGGCGATATTTAGTGACTGGCTCAAATACCATTTCAATTCTCGTTGATTCCAATCCTCATTAGGTACACCAAAAATCATTGGCGAATCTGCGATGAACGAAGCATTGATAATCTCTAAATTTCCATCCTCAGAAAAGTCTTCCTCTATCAACTTTTCAGCAAAAATATCCCTGATACTCTGCACAGTCACGTTCATCCCCTTTTAAATCTATCGTCTTTGTCTTTATTATTTTTAAAATGCTCCATCAGGATAAAGAGCTGCGTTCCAGCGTGAGCTAAATGGCTTAAACCGGATTCTTGGTCGTTATCCTCACCTGCCCAAAATAACATCATATGGCGGATAATTGATCCGTAAGTCCTTGACCATACTACCGTGTCACCATCACGATACGAATTCGCATAATATTTTTTTGCACCAAAATCAAAAACATTGGCCACTTGCATCAATTGGTCGATTGGCAAAAGATCGACTCGCACTTTATGGGTATCATCTTTTGGACAAGGTCGAATAGGGTTATGTTTATGCTCAACGATGGGGTTATGTTTATGCTCAACGATGGGGTTAGGCTTAGCTACCTGTTTCATCCAAGACGGGGACATGTCAGATAAGATAAAAGGGGTATTTAATGTATCGATATAATGTAGAGGTGGTGGGGGTGTTCCTCTCACTCGGTCCATGCGTTCTTTGCTAATTATGTCCTTCAAAGTTGCTTCAGGTCCAGTCCAGCCTTTTGGCTTAACAAGATCACGTTTAAAGCCACCCCGCTTTTCGCCATTTTGACCTAATTCTTTAGCCATATTTGCACGCATGACTGCCTCAAAACCCTGGAGCAACGGGAAACCCTGACGTTCGAGCGTACCTATAGCAAACACGATCAAATCCAGTAGTGCGTCATATTGATCGACGGAATTTTTTGCGTCTTTATACTCATCTAATTCTTCTTGCATTGCTGCAACTCTAAAATCAAATTCGTCTTTGGTCAGCAATGTAGGTCCAACTGTGTTATTCAGTCCAAACTTTTCGTGCATTGCTTTTACTAAATCCATCAATCTCGATTCCATAATTTCCTCTATTTGATTTTCTTTGATAGGTCTTGGGCAATTCCAATGGTAGCCGTTTATCCCACTGCAAGTATTGCAGTAATCTTCATTTTCACCCATTTTAATCTCCATAACAACCGACCAAAGCAACTTGGTCGGTTGGACTAACATCAACCTAATGGATCTTCTTTACTACCAAAATCAGCAAAGTCCTCACTTGCGTCCGTACGACCACTAAAGGCTTCACCGTCTTTAGTTTTCATGACATTGTCAAGTGCGATAGACACGCCTTTGCCACCTGTAGGATGATCCCAAGCATACGCACGAATTGAGGCACGATAGTATGCTCCGCTGTATATCTCCTCAGCATCCAAAATTGGCTGCAAAGAAGAGTCAACAATCCCGGGTTTGTTGTTGCTGCAGGCTTGAATCACAAAGCAATCGACAAATTCCGGACGGTCTTCTTCATCTCCATCTTTAAATGGTGACTTCAATTTAGGTGGGATTTTGCCGAATTTTGCTTTAGCTGTTTCGTCAACTAAAGCTTTAACCTTAGCAATAAATGGATCATTCTTAGGGATAGGCATTGTGATGGAATACCGAGGTTTTGCTGTTTCTGAACCCTTAATTGCATGGGGAACAAGTAAGTGAACAAATGAACCACGGAATTCCGGAGTGATAAGTTTCGACATTTTATATCTTTCGACAAGGTTAAGGATTTAGACGATTTTGTTGCAAATTCATTTCAACTTGCAACGGGTTCATTGTACAACACTTTGAATGTGTTGTACAACGCTTTTTACACTGAATCAAAATCTTTTTTAGCCGATTGATTTTTATCTACCGAAGCCCTTTTGTCCTTTTCAGGAGCAATAGTCGGACGGCCTCGACTAACTTCAACCAACTCTTCAAAATTAATATCTTGATCCTTCAAAGCTTTTTCCATCTGAGCCACACTCAACAATGATACAGGGGTGTAGATATTTTTGCAACCTTGGTCTTTTAACCATTCTTCAGCTGCTGACTCATTTACCCAGCTACGACTTCGGCGTCCTTCAACAACTTTCCAGCCTTTAATTTGACCACCATTCAGCAGAGTATCTTTTGCCTTAGATTCGACTGCCTCAATAAATGCTTTGAGCAATCCTAATTTGGGCATCCACTCTTCAATATGGTCTGTTTGAAGTCCTGCAAAATCTGTTGATGCGGCCTCATTTGCTAGCCTTTTCATCTCAGGGCACTTATTGACTACGGGACACCATTTGCATGCCTTGTCACTCATCACAAATTTGTTAGGTTCGTTTTGAATTGCCGCGTATGAGCGTTTAAGCTCATTTGCAAAAGCCAACAAATCTTCTAGACTAATTGTCCAATGCTCAATACTAGCCATTGGTGGTTGGACAATCGTCATTGTTATTGTCTCAATATCAAAGGCAGGGGCGTATTTGAGGTAGGCCCCTAACGCATAACACATTAATTGAGTGTTGTAGTCAGCTTCAACCCTAACTCCTGCTCCGGTCTTTAGGTCAATCACGCGCATATTAGTATTGTGAATCACAATACCGTCTGCCGTACCCCAACAATCATTGATAACCTCTACAAGAGTGACCTTCTCTTCGTAGAACTTGTGACCATCAAGTGCAAGCATGTAGTTGACATATATTTGCACCATGTCAACCATGTCATGGGTGATAAGATGGTTGTTAACTGTTTTTCCTAAAAAGCTTTTTGGTTCAAGGGATTTAGTCAAGCACTGTTCAGACACTTCATGCATTGCTGTGCCTTTTTCAGCGTACACGCTTGACTTACCCCCTTGAATATCAGGCTCTAAATGCACACTACCTGGACAGGTCATCCATCTTGAGCTAGCACTCGGAGAAAGTTTTGCGTGAGCCATTATTTAGCTTCTTTCAAACGAGCCATTGTTAGGATATACTCCGATTCAAGAATTTCGCTGATTTTATTTGCGTTAAAGTCTTTCAGTATTGAAAGAACCATTTCACGTTTGCCTGAACCAATCAACTTTGCTGCAGCTTCCCTCAGGTCGTCTAGGGTAACTGCTTCGGCACTTTGTTCAGTTTTGGCTTCAGGTTCAGTTTTGGCTTCAGGTTCAGTTTTGGCTTCAGGTTCAGAGGTAGCCTTAGCCTTGTTCTCAGGTTCAGCCTTAGCCTTGTTCTCAGGTTCAGTCTTAGATTTAGTCCTTTTTTCTTCAGTTGGCTGAGCAATAACAGGCGTATTGGTGGTTACACCTTCAAACAGGTCGGCCAATTCACGTAATTTTGTTGCAATTAGATTTGTGTTCATTTTTGATTCCTTTATGATATGGTCAATAACATCCATTTTTGTTAGTACTTTATGTAGTATTAATTCATCAATGGATCCTGCAATCACAAGCAAGTCAATGGTTACATTACTTGCTTGTGAAATTCTGTGAACCCTGTCCGCCGCTTGTTGCAACTCGGCGGGTGACCAGGGTGATTCTACGAAAACAACATGATTGGCAGCAGTCAAGGTTATTCCTACACCTGCAGCTTTAATATTTCCAATAAACACCCGGCACTCGGGGTTATTTTGAAAAGATTCAACGGCTTTTTGCCTATCCTCATTTTTGACTGATCCTGTAATATGAACAGGTTTGTAATCAGTCAAAGCGGCCATAAGTTGTTCAATAATGTGGGTGTGGTGGGCAAATACAACGACCTTATTGGTTTGTTCAAGGCAGTCTTTTATATAGGTCACAGACTGGTCCAATTTGCGATCCGCATTCAATTTACGAATGTCAGATATTGCCTCAAACGGAATAGAATCAGGTTTGTCAATATGGGACAAATCAAATTTAGATTCGCGTGAATCCACAGGTAAGTCTAATGAAATGACTCGGTAAGTTTTTGGTGGTAAATCAATGCACTGCTCTTTAGTCATACGCAACATTACGGGTTCAAGCAATTTAACAAGCTGCTCTTGTCTGCTTGATCCGCTAAAGTCGTAAACGTTCCAAGGTGTTAACCAACCACCACAATACTCCATACCAAATTGAAAATAATTAAGTTTGGTAGCACCAATTGAATGCACTAATGTCCAACACTCAATAGGCCTATTAACCACAGGTGTTCCGGTTAATAGTCTAACTCTTGGTGTGAACTTAATGAGGTTGCAGACTAGTTTGGTGCGTTTGGCTTTATTGTTTTTACAGTAATGGGCCTCGTCAACAATTAATGTTTTGTAGTTGGGTAAATGGTATTTTGAAACAACATCATAATTAATGATGGTTACGTCTGAACCATTAAAACGGTCTTTTGATCCACGAATGACTTGTGTAGACAACTCAGGCCGCCAAGTCTTCAACTCATTTTGCCAATTCAACTTAAGGCTCGCCGGGCAAACAACTAACGCCGGAGTGACTAGATCTAAGCTAGATATACACGTTTTACCCAAACCCATATCTAAAGCTAACAATGCTTTAGGTCTAGACTTAAGCCAATCTAACGCTTGTTTTTGATGGGTGTAAAGTTTCATTTTACTTTTGCCCATATAAGCAATTTGGTAAAAAGCTTAAGGGCAATTAAACCTGCGCCTATAAACGGGGACAGCAACAACATAGGCAGCAATATAATCCAAATTCGCATTTAATCCTCCGTATCAATGGAGGTATTGTACAACGCTTTGAATGCTTTGTACAACGCTTTGCGTAGTTTATTACCATGATAAATCAGGTCTGATTTGGGATGCAGTAAGGCCATGCCCGGGCATACTTGCAACCTTTAACACACTATCTCTACCTACTTGCCCTCGAGTAAACCAATAACCAATACAGTTGCGGCTAACCTCAAATTGTCGGCCCATTTCAGCTTTTGTCCCATAGTAGGCTAGGATTTTATCAAGCGCGGCTTTGCACTCAGTTTTCATCAGATTTGACTGTGTCATGATTTTAAAAAAAAGTTTAGAAGGTACAATTGTACATCTATTTTTTGATTTATAATACCTTTATCATCGGATAGGCCAGCGCGGCCGAAAAGACAGTTCCTAGTCTGTTTTCCGATGGTCCTTTATACTAGGCTGTTTTCTAGGAACAATATCATGCTAAACCAAGCAAGGCTATGCTGTCCCAATTGCGGGGACACATGGTTGCATCAGCGACAAGTTGACTCTTACATAAGTATAAGCAACGATACCCCATCGGACGTTGGCATTCACGTGATTGTGGCCAAGCAAGTTAAAGTTGACACCGATATTTCTAAAAACCCAAGTAAAAGAAGAGACGGAATCAGGATTGCTTTTGAATGTGAAGCATGTGGTCCTGTACAACCCCTAGTTATTTATCAACACAAAGGCGAAACTTTCGTCGAATGGGAAAGCAAATGATCAACTTTAAACCGACCCCTTTACCCGTCTTACCTGAAAAGATTCCACATGAATTAAAAGAGTTGCATCGTTGGGTTGTTTGGAAACTTGATGTATTAATCAAGAAAAATGGTGATACTGTATGGAAAAAAGTGCCATACAGGACCAATGGGCGTTTGGCCCAGGTGATCAATTCAAAACATTGGTCTACTTATTCTGAAGCAATGGATGCCTATTTAACCGGTGCTTTTGACGGAATAGGCATTGTGTTTGATGGTTCAGACGATATTCACGGGATTGATTTAGACGACTGTATTGTTGATGGGAAATTAAATGAGACAGCTACCGAACTACTAGATCGTGTAGATGGATATGCTGAAACTAGTCCGTCAGGGACAGGTATTAAACTGTTCATTAAATCAAACTTAGCAATAAATGGTAGAAACAATAACGTTGAGGTATATAGGGACGGGCGATATTTTACCGTTACCGGTCATCAATTAAATGGTCATGAATGCGTAGGTGAATCTAGGCAGGATGTGTCTTGGTTTGTTGAGCGACATTTTAGAAGCAATGAGGCAATGAGCCTTGATGCCTACAAACCAAAGCTTTCTGATTGGGATGTGAACCGGGTGGAGTCGGAATTGCTGTCCTATGTAGGAGATATTGAGAACTATAGCTCATGGTTGCAATTAGGCATGGCGCTTCATCATCAGGGGGGCGGGTCGGAGGAATGGATGGCTTTATGGGATCAAGCCAGCAAGGCAACTCAGTCTTATGACCACAAAGAGATTGTATCTAAATGGGATTCATTTAATGACCAGCATTACACTGGTTCGGGCTCAGTCACATTAGCCTCTATCATTAAGGTCGCTCAAGAAAATAAGAAAGTTGAACAAGTAAAGATTTTTGACAAATACAGGTCAATGATTAGCGATGAGGCGGCGTTAGATCAACTTAGGACTAGGGTTATTGATGAAATCAAAGCAGATACTGCTTTGGACCATGTGACGCGTAATGTGCTGGCCGGTGAATTAAAGATTAAGTTTAAAGCATTAGGTTTCCCAATATCTATTAGTGATATTAAGGCAATGATTAAGCCTAAAGTCCACGGGGGTGTGCCTGAATGGCTTTCCGATTGGGTTTATGTAACAAGCATTGATAAATTTTTTAATGTCACTACAAAAAGAGTTGTAAGCCTGCAAGGCTTTGGGGCGATGTTCAATAGGTTTTGTGGCGATGAGCCTGCTACGTGCCTTGCCCTAGACTTTTTCAAGATACCTACACCTGACAAAATCATTTATTTACCTGCAGCCGAAGACATGTTTTATTTAAATGACTGCCCTTGTGTTAATGAATATAACCGCAATAGTGCTCCGGATATTCCAGTGGAGTATAGTAAAGGGGACCTTAAGGCAATTGAGGCAATTGAGAAACATATTGCAATGATTCTTGTTGAGCCTAACGCTGTAGAAATAATGATTAGTTGGATGGCCCACAATGTCCAATATCCGGGTGTGAAAATTAGATGGGCACCTTTGATTAAAGGTATTGAGGGAGACGGTAAGTCGGTGCTCGGTAACCTAATGATGGCTGCAATGGGTATGGTAAACGTTGGAATTGTGTCCCCTTCAGTATTAGGTACAGGCTTTACTAAATGGGCATCAGGCAGGTGTGTGAACGTACTGGAAGAGATCAGGATGGTCGGTCATAATAGGCATGATGTATTGAACACCATTAAACCCTATATAACGAATGATCAAGTGACCATCCATCCAAAAGGCTGTGATGAGTATGTTGCACCAAATACAGTTAACTATCTCGCATTCACTAATCATCCTGATGCCCTACCTCTAGAGGACACGGATAGAAGGTGGTGGATTCAATTCACACCATTTTTTGATCAAGAAGAATTAATAAAGGTTGCGGACACAACCTACTTTAGCAGGTTATTTGATGCAATAAGGGATCATGCACCTGCAATTAGGAAGTGGCTATTAGAGTGGAAGATGAGCCCATTATTTAATGCAAAAGGCCAGGCACCTTCATCATCAGCTAAAAATCAAATGATAAGTCTCAATGTTCCAGGTGAATTTAGGGCCATTAAAGAGCTGATTGAACGAGGCGGCCACGGGTTTAATAGTGAGATTTTATCAAGTCGACACTTTACTTTGGCCCTAAGTTTTGTTGAAGATATTGAGGTCCCAAAGAGTAGCGCACTACCAAAAATGCTCATGAAATTGGGATTTTCTGTCTTTGAAAACCCCGTGAAATGGGAAGGCCAGGCTTGTACGATCTGGTTAAAAGGTTCGAGGTTAGGGGAGCTGTCCCTCACGTTTAAAGGAAAGGAGAAGTCAGAAATAAACAGGATTATCCGATCGATGCTTGAAAAAACAGGAGTAAATGACTTATTGAGCTAAAACCTCTAACCTCTAACCTAACCTCTAACCTTTCTCTAACCTTATTAAGTCTTTGATTTATATATATAATATGCTTAAAAGGTTAGAGGTTATAGATAATAGTATAAAGTTACATACAGAAATAATATATATCAACATAAGACATTAGCTATATATATTTCCCGGGGCAGACTAAAGTTTAAAACCTCTAACCTCTAACCTCTAACCTTTTTATTGAAGACAAAATCATGATTAAAGTGGGCAATATCAATACGATTAAAGTGAGTAAACCTGGTTCTAAGGCGGTTGTTAAGTCTGGTTCTAAGGGGGTTGTTAAGTCAGAATCCAGCGAACAGACAACGTTGGTTGCTCGTGTACGTAACCTACACCCTGAGCTGGTTCTTATGAGTATTCCAAACGGTGGGAAAAGGGAACCTCGGGTTGCCGCTCAAATGAAAAGGGAAGGGGTGTTGGCTGGGGCACCTGATCTATTCTTAGCTGAACCCCGTGAATGCTGGCACGGTTTATTCATAGAGATGAAGAAAAAGATCGGGGGTAAAATAAGTAGCGAACAGACGTCAGTTATTAAACTTTTAAAGGACAGAGGTTATCAGGTTATCGTTGCAGAAGGCGCCGACAAGGCCTACATCGAGTTATTGAGGTATGTCTATGGGGATAAACTACCTGATTGGCTTAATCGCCCCCATGGGGTTTTTAGCAGTAGTTTAAAAAAATGACCTGGTCCTCAATTTCAAGACACCAACGAGGCTATGACAACGAATGGGTCAAACGACGCAAAAGGATTCTTGAGCGCGACTGTGGGTTGTGTCAAGTCTGTGCAAAGCTCGGTAAGGTTACAATTGGCAAGCAAGTTGACCATATTAAACCTAGATCTAAAGGTGGAACAGACAACGATGAGAACTTGCAAACAATCTGCAATGACTGTCACAAGATCAAGACGCTACAAGACGAGGGCAAAACAATGACTCGCCGCGTAACGATAGGGGTCGATGGCTGGCCAATTTAGGGAGGGGGGGTAGTGTTAATCTCTAGAAACCTTTCCTACGAGTAC